GTCCGAACGAATAGTTTGAAAGACTCAACCATTTACACCCCTGTCACGGGCTCCAGTACCAAAACCATGATTATTCTACGGCGGGGCAACCCGTGGCGAAAGACGGAACTAACCGAGGCGGGAGCCGTGTCCGTGCGGGTGCGAAGCCGGATGCTTTGAACGAGAAGCTCGCCGCCGGTAAGCCTGCAACCCGACTGGCCGACCCCGAGGTTTTCGAAGGCCCCGACCTGCCAGCCACGGACATTGGCGAGGGCGCGCTGCTTGACGGTGAGGCCATGCCAGAGCTGTCCGAATACCTGTCTGCAGTGCAGCGGGACGGCAGTGACCTTCTGTTTGAGGATCTGTCTGCTCGTTGTGCGGTGGAGGTGATGGCGACTAAGGGCCGGATCATCGTGGCTGGGGAAATCACCTCCAGCGTCAAGGTCTCCATCCGGGCCGCTGTACGCCGCGCCCTGACCCGGGCCGGCAACATCAAACCCGACAAAGCCAAATCCACCGAGAAAATAGACGGAGTCGTCGCCACCATCATGGCCCTAGACCGAGCCATCCGAAACGGCAGCGGACATGTCAGCGGCAGTGTCTACGACCAGCGCGGGTTACTCGTTTTGTAAAGAAAGATGCGGGGTGAGATTGGAAGAAAACAGTGATCTCACCCCACATCGATTATGAAACGATGGCTAAAGCAACTGTGAAGCCTCTTCAAGAAGAGCTTCTGAACTCCAGACCTTATTCATTGGCCCTTGGCGAGACGGCAAATAATTATGCGCGTACCGATATGAGTCATGATGATCAAAGGGCTTCACTAGGAAGCAACGTCCACCAGACTTGCTGAACACATTAGGCACCCATCCCTCGACATGCCCGCCATCTAGGATGAACCCAGCATAAGAGGCCACGACGATCGACTTATTGGCGACCAAAAAATCAGTATCCTCCTGGCTTACACGCCAGTGTCCAGTGACTCGAAGCGTTCCTTCAACAATCTGCGCCCAGGTGTCAGTAGAAACGTTACGGCGGACTTCATCGAGCACATCATTGCGTCGTCCCCATGTAGCATCGAAATACAAAGAAGGACGAGCCGCCTGTTTTTCGACTCCCATCGAACAGACTAGAGCTTTCTGTCCTTTTTCAACCATTAAGGGGCGATTTCGAGCAGAAGACAGGTATCCAATGTCCCAACCGGAATACTGTTGATTTCGCTGATTCGCGCCATCTGGAAATACTGAGATGAGATTGAGATCGATGAGTTTGCTCAACGTGTTAGAGCCAACTCCGAGGATTTCCTTGGCGGTTTCGAAGCCGTAAACGGCGTTATCAAAGCTGTACATGACAGCCTCCTTCGCTTTGTTCAGGTAGCAGTTGATTCGTACTACGTGACGTCAATCTTTCGTTTGGATTCGGCAAACTACTAATGCAGCGAACCGCTCCACTAGCAATTAGAGCACGGCACACACATCATGTCAAGTGTGACTAGATAGATTCGCCTAGTCTCAATTTTTAGGTAGTAGATATGGGTTTATTTAATTGGCTGCGCGGCGACACCGTCCGCACCGCTGATGGCCACGCGATTGGTACTGGTTATAGCTTTTTCTTTGGGTCGACGTCGTCGGGTCGTCCGGTGACAGAACGTAGCGCGATGCAGATGACTGCCGTCTACTCATGCGTGCGTATCTTGGCTGAAGCTATTGCTGGTTTGCCGTTGCACGTCTACCAGCAAAGCAGTGATGGTGCGAAGGTGAAGGCCTTGGATTATCCGTTGTATCTGCTTCTTTATGATGAGAACCCAAAAGAAGCACCAGCGGCGGGTGCATAGCCGACACCACGGAGGCGACCTTCACCCGGCTCACCTACATCGCCCTCGCACACCTCCACCTCAGCGTGGAACAGGCAGAGCTGATAGTGTTCGGGGTGCTGCTCGACCTGGTGGACTGCTAGCGCATCGAGACCGGCCGTGCCCAGCCGAAACGGGTGTGGTTTATTGATGATGTGATCCCGGCTGGAATCTAGGTATCAGTGGGTACTGTTGAGGACGCAGGTGGCTATGAGCTGGTCGATGCGCCGCACATCAATTTTCCTACCCAATTTGATTTTGAGATGACCGGCGCGTGTCCAAAGCTCTACTTCAGCATTGAAATCGATTCGTCCCGCACTCTCGGTTGACCACATGTTGATGGATGAATACGGAATCGAATAGATTTCAACCTTCTTCCCAGTCAAGCCTTGTGAATCACGTACAATAAGCCGCTTTGAAGTAAAAATAGCCGAATCTCGAAAAGTCTTGTATGCCGCGTAGGGTTGTTCTCCTTGGACGAGAAGCTGATTGACGTCCTGCGGAATGGGTACTTCTTCAAAGAAAGTCCATTCGGTGATGCCTGAAGTCTCCATGATTATTCCTCGTTGAAGCTCGTCGTTGATTCTTCCATCCCCGACTATTTCACCCCCTAAATAGTTAAGGAAGCGTAACACGCATGGCTGACTCGAGTTTTGGTTTGAAGATTGGTTTGGAGGGTGAGCGGGAGTTCAAGCGGGCGATCACGGATATCAACCGTGAGATGCGGGTGCTCGGCTCTGAGATGAAGCTCGTGGCCTCGTCGTTTGATAAGAACGACAAGTCCGCCGAATCCCTCACCGTCCGTAACCAGGTGCTGGGCAAAGAAATCGAAGCTCAAAAGTCGAAGATTGAGACTCTGCGCGCTGCGCTCGAAAATAGCGCTTCCTCGTTTGGTGAGAACGATTCGCGGACGAAGAACTGGCAGATCCAGCTCAACAATCCCAGCCAAGCCCCGTATCTCTGGGCCACAAGCACCCACCCTGGCACGCAGTAGGGGCGCGGCGTATGCGCGTGTATCCGCTGACAGGGGAGAGCAGTACTCCTCCTACCAAGCGCAGGTGGACTACTACGCCACCTACATTCAAGGCCGACCTGAGTGGGAGTGCAGAAAGTATTGCACTCTCACTCAGGGATGTTGCTGACATCAATAGACAAGATGTATGCCGCTACAAGGCTCAGAATGAGGACGATAACGGTCACTGCCGCCACGACGAATTTTCTTACCACAGTTTCGGCAGAGGGTAGTGAAACCTCGGCTAAAGTCAACACCCTACACGCATTCATGAAAGCGACAACTAGCCAACACAGTAAACCAAGGCTTGTTACGAACAACATTCGGTCTACCCAGACCTCTGACACAAACTCGACCGGGTAAGGATAACGTTGAAAAATCCTGATTGGGAGATCACTAAACCAGCCGTACGACACCGGTAGCAACAGTACAAGCCCTGCCCACCAGAAAACTCTCCTGATTAACCCCTGTATATCTCCGATTGAAGTAATCAAATTCTTCATCGTTTAACTGTACCGGCAGGTATGCCGGAAAGTCGCGAGTTGGTCTCAATCAGAGGAAGCGTTAGAAGGGGTACCAGCACACTGCGTCTAGCCGTCACCTACTGATGTAGGGGAACGCAAGTATGCTCACGTGAAGGAGGAATCGGTGGCAAAAGATGGCACGAATCGTGGCGGACGCCGCGTCCGTGCGGGTGCGAAGCCGGAACCGTTGCGTGAGACTTGGGCGTGGTTGGACGTGCGTGGTGCGCCCAGTTCGTCGCCCCACGCTTGATCGAGTCATATGCGCAGGCGTTCGCGCGTTATGTGCACTGCGAGCAGGCGATCTTGAAGTCCGGCCTGCTTAGCAAACATCCGACGACGGGCGCAGCTATCGCCAGCCCTTTTGTTGCGATGCCGTAGTCGTTTGGTAAGCAGGCGAACGTGTACTGCTACGAGATTTACGAGATCATCCGCGCCACCGCGACCCGCGACTACTCCGAGGCGACGCCCGCAGATCAGTTGATGGAACGCCTTCTTGACTAACCACCCCGCCCCGCGGCGTACACCGTGTACGTCCTGAATTCTTGCCCGCTCACCGCCTTGAACTGCGCCCCGAAACTTGGACGCTTTAAATGGTAGCCGTTATGCGGCTTCCTGTAGGGCCTGATCCCGGTATTCTG